AAGGTTACAAAGATAGAAAAGATGAGTCTATTGCTATGAGAATCAAAAAGAAAAGAACTAAGAAGCAATTAAAAGCTTCAAGAGATGAGTCTTATGGTAAGTTTGGATCTAAAGCTAAAAAATCTGGAAAGATAAATAAATAATGAAAAAAATAGATGCAAAGAAGCAACCAGGTCTTGCTAAATTAAAAAAGAAAGCACCTCAAGTAGTCGCTAAAATGGGCTATATGAAAAAAGGTGGAAGAGTTAAGAAAAGGAAGAAAAAGTAAATGGCAAAACTTTGTCCTAAAGGTAAAGCAGCAGCAAAGCGTAAGTTTAAGGTATATCCAAGCGCTTACGCAAATATGTATGCTTCAAAAGTATGTAAGGGCAAAGTTCGTGCTAGTGCAAAGAATGGTGGTTTCATTGCGCGAGGGTGTGGTAAAGTAATGTCAGATCGAAGAAAGAAAACAAAGATTGCCTAATGGGAGAATTAAAAAAATGGGTCAATCAAAAATGGGTAGATATTGGAGCTCCAAAGAAGGATGGCAAATATCAACCTTGTGGAAGAAAATCATCAACAGGTTCAAAAAGAAAATACCCGAAGTGCGTCCCACTTGCGAAAGCCACACGGATGACAAAAGGCGAAAAGGCCTCTGCTGTCAAACGAAAACGAGCAGCCGGTAATCCAGGCGGCAAACCAACTAACGTTGCAACCTTTACAAAAAGAAAAAAAATGGGTATAGGTGGAATAGTATAATGGCAACGAGAAGAGAAAATCCAATTTCAAGAAATAAAAAGAACTACAGATCTACAAAATCTGGAGCGGGCATGACTAAAGCAGGTGTCAAGGCCTATAGAAAAGCAAACCCTGGAAGTAAACTAAAAACAGCCGTGACAGGAAAAGTGAAGCCTGGATCAAAAGCTGCTAATCGTAGGAAATCATACTGCGCTAGATCACTAGGACAATTAAAAAGGTCATCAGCAAAAACTCGTAACGATCCAAACTCACGTATCCGTCAGGCCAGACGGAGATGGAAATGTTAAGACAAGCAATAATAGACGCACTCGAAGATAGATATAACGCACAAATTTCCGAAGCAGACGCAACTCTTAAAATTTATTTAGAGCATAGTGTTGGTATTGGAGAACATCCACAACACATAGATGAAGTAGATAAGTTAATAGATAAAATTGCACAAGCAGAAGAAAAACTAAAAACATTACAGGAGTTTAAATTATAATGGATGACTTAATACTAATAGATAAACTTAAAAGAAGAATAAACGCAACTCTACAACAAATTGGAGACAGTATGATTACTGGTGGGGTTGACAGTATGGAAAAATATAAGTATATGCTAGGACAAGCACATGCTTATCAAATAGTAATACAGGAAATCTCTAACCTGCTAAAACCAAAGGAGCAAAAAGATGAAGAAGGAAACGTTATCGACATCGGAGAACGAAATACCAAAAATTAAACTTGGTCTTCAAGATAAATACGAAGAAGAAAAAAAAGAAGAACCTCACGCAAAAAGATTAGACGAAAACAATATTAAAGATGTAGCTGACCAGTTACCAGAACCGGTCGGATACAGACTTTTAGTTTTACCTTTTACACCAAAAGAAAAAACTAAAGGTGGAATTTTATTTTCTCAAGAACAATTAGACAAAGCTAGAATTGCGACTACTTGTGGTTATGTTCTAAAAATGGGAGATCTTGCATACGCGGACAAAGATAAATTTAATAAGCCGTGGTGCAAAGTAGGAGATTGGGTAATGTTTGCTAGATATGCTGGCGCACGTTTACCGATTGAAGGTGGAGAAGTGCGAATACTAAACGATGATGAAGTGTTAGGGACCATAGGTGATCCTGAATCAGTTCTTCATTACATTTAACAACATAGGAAGGAAACTATGCCAACAGAAAACGAAAACAAAGTAGAGAATCTAATTGACGTCGGTGAAGCTGATCAGCAAGAAACCGAAATTAATTTAGATGAAAAAGGTAATCCTGAAAAAATTGAGGAGCCTAAAGAAGAAAAAATAGAAGTTGAAGAAGTATCTGACGTTGACAAAACTTATGAAAACGAAAGAGAAACTAAACTTGAAAAAAAAGAAGATAAGGACGAGCTAAAAGATTATAGTGAAGGAGTTCAAAAAAGAATTGCTAAACTAACTCGTAAAATGAGAGAAGCAGAAAGACAGAGAGAAGAAGCTGTTCAATTTGCTCAAGCAGCAAAACAAGATAAAGATAGACTTGAAAGAAAAATGTCTACTTTAGATAAATCATATGTTAAGGAATTCGAATCAAGAGTTACTACTAACATGGATGCTGCAAGACAAGCTTTAAGAGTAGCAATCGAAGCTGGTGATGTAGATGGTCAAGTAAAAGCTCAAGAACAAATGGCTAGACTTGCACAAGATGCTTCAAGATTAGGAGCTTTAAAAGATATTTCAGAAGCACCTACTGAAAAAGAAGTAACAACACCTACATATCAACAACAACCACAACAAAGTAGAAGTGATCCAAAAGCGGAAGAATGGGCTGCTAAAAATACTTGGTTTGGTAATGATTCAGCAATGACTCATACTGCACTTGATCTACATAAAGTTCTTGTAGAAGAAGAAGGTTATGACCCTAAATCTGACGAATATTATGAAGAAGTTGAGAAAAGAATTAGACTTGAATTTCCACATAAATTTGATAAGATAGATGGTACTTCTACAGAAAGAGTAAAACCTACTCAAAATGTAGCTTCGGCTAAACGTTCAGCCTCAACAGGACGCAGAAAAACTGTAAAACTCACGCCTTCGCAGGTAGCAATTGCTAAAAGATTAGGTGTGCCGCTAGAAGATTATGCAAAACAATTAAAAATCACGGAAGGAGCATAAAATGGAAAATGATAAAATCAAAACTTCTCGTGCGAGTCAAACTAGAGACAAAATAGAAGTCAAAAAAGTTTGGACTCCACCCAACTCACTTGATGCACCCCCAGCGCCAACTGGATACAGACATCAATGGATACGTTCTGAAATACTCGGAACATCGGATGCAAAAAATGTTGCATCTTCTTTGAGAGAAGGATGGGAGTTAGTGAGAGCTGACGAATATCCAGATACTCAATATCCAGAAATGACTGAAGGCAGATACGCGGGAATAATCGGAGTGGGCGGCCTATTGCTGGCTAGGATACCAGAGGAGATTGCGCTTCAAATCGATGCTTATTATAAAAAGCAAAACGATGCAAAAGAAGAAGCAGTAGAGAACAATCTTATGAAGGAACAGCACCCTAGTATGAAATTCCATAAGGAATCTAATACTCGTGTAACTTTTGGTGGTACAAAGAAATAGTCTTATAACAATTTCTACGTCCAACAAAATAAATTAAACCGTACTGGAGGCCCTTCGGGGCAGGTACATACAAAGGAAACAAATACTATGGCAAATGCAAGTACAGTAGGTTTTGGTTTAAGAACGACTATGACGTTGGGAAATACTCCGGCGACATCAGGACAATCTGAATACAAAATCAAATCAGGCCTAGGTGTTGGTATCTTCAAAAATAACCCTATTTCTATCCAGGATTCTTCTGGTGATGAAGGTTATATACAAGATGCAAGTTTCGCAACAACTGATGATGGTGGAAGTGGTGGAGCAGCGTTCGACAATTCAGGACATGCGCCTCTTATTGGTGTGTTTAATGGAGCTTTCTATATAGATAACTCTACAAGCAAACCAACGTTCGCAAATTCAGTTGCAGCAAGCACAACATTTGGGACTAACTATAATACAGGTAGCACTGACGGTTTTGGTTTTGTAAATGACAATCCTTTCCAAGAATATGTTGGAAAATCGGATGCAGTCGTTACACAATCAATGTACGGAAGCGCTGGCTACAACACAAACAGCTTTACAGCTAGTGATGCTAAAGACGGTCAATCGACTGTAACTTTAGACATTGGTGGAGGATCTGCTGGAACTCACATGTTCAAACTTGTGAGATCTGCTGATGATCCAAACAACAATGACAATTCAGCGATTGGTTCAAACCAAATCGTAGTAATTGCACCAGCTAGTAGCTTGTACAATTAATAACAAATAGGAGTATATAACTATGGCAATATCAAGAGCACAACTAGTTAAAGAACTAGAGCCTGGTCTAAATGCACTATTTGGACTAGAGTACAAACAATACGGCGAGCAGTGGACTGAAATTTTCGACACTGAATCATCTGACAGAGCTTTCGAAGAGGAAGTAATGTTAGCTGGTTTTGCAAACGCGGCAGTTAAACCTGAAGGTCAGGGTGTAGCTTTCGACGATGCACAAGAAACTTTCACAGCTCGTTATACTAACGAAACGATCGCTTTAGCGTTCGCGATTACTGAAGAAGCAATCGAGGACAACTTGTATGATAGACTTGCGTCTAGATATACAAAAGCTTTAGCAAGATCTATGGCATCTACAAAAAACATTAAAGGTGCAGCGGTTCTAAACAATGCGTTTACAGCAGCATTTGCTGGTGGAGATGGTAAGGAGCTTTGTGCTACTGACCACCCTACATTAGCAGGTGAGTTTTCAAACGAATTGGCAACAGCAGCTGAACTTAATGAAACATCTTTAGAGCAGTCTTTAATCGACATTGCTGCACTAACTGATGAAAGAGGCCTAAAAATTGCAGCGACAGGTGTAAAATTAATTATACCTTCAGCGCTTCAATTTACTGCTGACAGACTTATGAATTCTGCAGGCAGAACTGGTACAGCTGACAATGACATTAACGCAATCAGAAACATGGGAATGATCTCTGGTGGTTACACAGTAAATAATTACTTAACTGCTGCGAAGAAATTCTTCATCAAAACTGATGTGCCTAATGGCTTGAAGCATTTCAACAGATCACCTATCAAAACTTCAATGGAAGGTGACTTTGATACTGGAAACGTTAGATACAAAGCTAGAGAAAGATATGTTTTTGGATTTTCTGATCCAAGAGGTATCTTTGGTTCAAACGCTACGTAATCAATAATTTTAAAAGGGCCGAACACAATTCGGCCCTTTTTTATATATAAAGGTGTGTAAATGAAAAAACTTCTAATCAATATCTGGGCTTATAGCTATCATGCAAAATTTCAAATTTTAGCTAATGATACCGCTAAAGATGTTGAAAATGCTATACTTGACAAACTGGGAGAGAATAGTATAAAATGGGAGTATCTCGGAAATAATTACTCAACCGAGATAAATCGAATAACTTATGAGGAGGTTATTGATGATACAAGACCTATACAAAGCAAAAAGGTCCTTGGAGTTGAAGTGGGAACAGGAGTGGCTATCTAATGGTAGGTATACTCTTGACATGGTCAGAATTGATGACAAAGTTAAAAAAGTCATTACTGACATTAAGCTTGAAGAAGCTAAAATTGCCCACAGACAAAATACTGTTGAAGGTATTGCTCCACAAGTTTCTGTAGCTACTTAATCAAAAGCTACATCGTTGGAAAATTCGTTCCGCACTACACACTCTCTTGCACTCTATTAAAAACTGTTGTATATTTACCATACTATACAATAATTAGAATACTGACGCGTATAGTCGACGGCCTAGAGACAGTATTCGGAAAACTAGGAGGATAATAATATGGCACAAACACTATTTAGAGGACCAGTTCTGCAAGGTAAATTTAACGAAGCAGGATTAACTGGATTCAATCTAGAAGCAAAAGAAGCTAACTACACTGTAGCAGATGCAGACACTGGTAAAACTTTTACATCAAAAACTAAAGATGTAGTTTTTACTTTACCAGCAATTACTATTGGAAGAGTATTTACTTTCGTAAATACAGCTGCTGATGGAGCTAATAATTTAACAATTAGCCCAAATGCTAACGATGGTATTTTATATGCAGGATCTTTAACAGATAATAAAGATATCATTAATACACAAGCTACATCAAAAGTTGGTGATTTCATAGTATGTGCATCTTTAAACTCAACAACACATTGGACAGTTGTTGATGTGCAAGGTGTATTTGCTAAAGAAGCATAATAAATAATTAAGTGTGGGCTCCGGCCCACACAAAATTTAATAGGAGAAAATTAATGAGTACATATCCAGTAGATATAAAAGCCAAAAGAATAATAAGCACATCAGCTAATCAAGAAGTTTTTGGAGGACCTGGAAGATTTTTAGGATTTTCTGCAAACTGCACAGCAGGGGCAGGAACAATTACTTTAGAAGACAATGGTTCAGCTTTAGCAGTGTTTGGAACTCCAGATGGTTCTTCAGCACCTTTTGTATATAATGCTACATTTCCAGGAACAGGAATTAAAGCAAGTACTAAACTAACGGTGACATTAGCAACTATAGCTGACGTAACATTTTATTTTGGCTAGGAATTTTAATGGCTACAATAACTTACAAAGTAACCGTAGCAACGGGAACTAATCAATACGGTACCGGTAATAAATTTTATATTAACGGCGAGGCTAATGTTGTCTTGTATTTACAAGAAGGCAACACTTATATTTTTGATCAGTCAGATTCAAGTAATGCTGTTGGTGGTGTTCACCAATTAGCTTTTTCAACTACAGCTAATGGCACTCATGCAACACCAGCAGGGGTTGCTTATACTACAGGTGTAACAACTACAGGAACTCCAGGAAATGCCGGAGCAAATGTTACTTTTAATGTTGCACCAGTTAGAACTACTGGCGCTCCATTATTATTTTATTATTGTACTGTTCATAGTGGTATGGGTAATACTGCACAAACTATTTCACCAACTTCTGAAACTACAGAATTCAATCCACAAATAGATGAGATAATAGAAGAAGCTTATGAAAGAACAGGTATATTAGGAACTAGAACAGGTTATCAATTAAGATCTGCAAGAAGATCATTAAATATAATGTTTCAAGAATGGGGTAATAGAGGTGTTCATTTATGGAAAGTAAAACTAGCTAAAGTACCACTAGTTGAAGGACAAGCAGAATACAATTATGCATCAGATTCAGAAAATTTTCCACAAGATATAGATTCTGTATTAGAAGCTTATTACAGAAACAACTCTGATACAACTGCACCAGTAGATATTTCACTTACAAAAATAGATAGATCTGCTTATTCAGCTACACCAAATAAATTAACTAAAGGTACACCTTCACAATACTATGTACAAAGACAATTAAATCCAAATATATTTTTATATGCTACACCAAGTTCAAGTGTATCAAGCACAACTACACCAAGTAATTTTCAATTTTGTTTTTATTATTTATCTAAAATTCAAGACGTAGGTGCTTATAATAATACATCAGATGTAGTTAATAGATTTTACCCATGTATGATTTCAGGACTTGCATATTATTTAAGTCAAAAAGTTTCACCAGAAAG